GGAACTAAATTATTTATAAAATCTTCTAATTCTGTTTCATCAATAGAAAATTCTATTTCATCATTGTTGAGAGCTTCATTTATTGTTATTAAATTTCCTGTTTTGACCAAACTTCTTAATTGTTTTTGTCCTAAAGAATTTATTCCTTTATATATTCTTGCTCCTACACCTACATTTATTAATGTAATTGTATTTAACAATAATGCTCTAATATCACAGATTATTTTATCTAATTTTTGAAATCCTGTATTCACAGAATCACAGGTTTCTATTCCTGTACAAGGAAGAGGAGGACCAGAATAAATAACTTTATCTGCATCATATAATGTTTCTCCACAAGTGTTTTGACAATTACCAATTTGAGTTGTATTTCTACAACCACCTGTACAAGTATTTTGACTACATTTTTTAAACATAATTTTTAATTTTTTAATTTGGTATATACATTATATAATAACAAGCTAATGATGGTTGTATGTTATTGTGAGCATCACTATTTCCTGATGTTAATACAGAAGTAATAGTAGCAATTGTTATATCAGTATTAGCATCCAAACAAGCTTCTGTGTTGGTAAAAAAGAATTCTGGCTCTGTTTGGTTTTTGTCTCCTGCAGCAAATCTTACAGTATTACTATGATTATCATCATCTCCTCCTCTTATTCCTAAGATATTATGCTTATGTCCTCCGTGTTCATCTACAGTTGAGACAGATGTTGCTGTATGACTATGTTGTCCATTTTGTCCAGGAAGTAATGAAACTGTGTTTGTTCCTTGTTTTGAAAAAAGAGAATAATTAGGATTACCAGATATTATAGGATTAGTTTCTGGAGTGAATATGTTATCTCCTCCCATTCCTGTTGTTGCTCCTACTGCTGTTCTTCCTCTTTTGTCAGGAGTGTTATTATTTCCATTACATAAATATATTTGTTCATATTTTCCTGTACCTGCTCCAGTTAAATTAAAATTAGTCATTTCTTGTGTTGTAGGATAAAATTCTACCACTGTATAAGGAACCATTCTATTTCTATACAAATCATTTCCTTCAATAACTGTTGAATTATAATTAGCAATATATTGATTAATTTCAGAAATTAAAACATAATTTGTTTCTAAATCTAATATTGTAGCATCTAATAAATCTTTTGTAATACATAATTCAGAAATTACTTCTTGTAATATATTATGTGTTCCTGAAGATGGTGTTACTGTTGACAAACAATTTACATCATAATCTGCTTCAATAACATCAATAGAATTTTGTATATTATTTATTAATGTTTCTAATTGACAAACACTTTTTATAATTGCTGTTAGTATATCATTTAAAGAAAATCCTTGACAATTTGAGCATACAGGAAGATTATTAGAAACAGTGTTGCATATAATTGTAGGTTCTATTGTTGGTTTTACACCTGAACCATTAATTACATTAGAAATGTAAAGAAATATTTGCTCTTCAACATGAAATAATGTATCATCAGTTTCTATTCCTAACAAAGGAATATCTACACCTGTATATTTAACACATTTATCAGAAATGGTTTCTGTACAACCATTAAAACAATTTTTACAAACCATAATTTTATTTATTATTGTAATAGTAATTTTTTAACTTTATTTATTATTTGATTAGTTGTAAACTCACAGGCATAATTTGAATTACAATATTTATACTGTAATATTCTTTTATACATTAAAAGTTGTAATACAACATCTTTACAATATGGGAGATTTAACATATAAACAATATTATTTAATAAGTTATTACTTAATTCTCCAATTTTACAATCTATTTCTGATATAATTTCTAATATATCATTACAATCTTCACAATGAGTTAATCTTGGTGTAAGCATAATTTTTTTATAATGTTATAATAATTTTTTGCAGCTCTACAAGCAGCACATAACCCATTAACTAATTGACAACCACAACTTATGTTTATTCTACATGATTTGCAAGTCATAATATTAACATTTACAATTATTCTTATTAAAATTATTCAACATTTTTTCTGCTTTATTATAAAGCCTTATAGCATCATCTGTTGCACAATTATTAGCAGCAGCTATCGACCCTTGAATAAAAATATAAATAGAATCTAATTCATCTTTTTGTTGTTTCTTTATTACTTTATCACATTCCATAAAACTCATTCTCATAAATGCTTCATCAAATTTCTCTTGTATTTTATCTGTTCTCATTATAGAGTGTTCTACAAAATTCTCAAAAGCAGGAAATATTGTATATTTTATACAATAAATACCATCAGGAAGAGATGTAATTGGTTCACCTAATGGAGTTAAACCTAACATTGAAGAAGAAAATACATTAATATCATTAATATTAAATGGAAGCATAATAGAATTAAATCCTGGAACAGTAATTTCAATAGAAGGTGCTGTAACAATCATATTGTTGTCATAAATAGAACAATCTTTTATTCCTAATAATAATGTATTATATGTTGGTAGAATTATAAAATCTAATTTTGTTGTCATATATTTTTATATAAAAAAGGAGAGAGAATTTTGTCTCTCTCCTTTTGTTAGGAATTTTAAATATTTATTATTATGGTGCTAAAGTGGTAGTGGTAGTTGTAGTTGGGGGAGGGACTAATGTAGTTGTTGTTGTAGTTGTAATACAACCATTTTGTGAAACTACAGTTCCTAAGCCATTAACTAAAGCTGCTTCAATTAAAGGTTGCATAGCACTACCTGTAAGAACAGCTACAATTATCAATTCATCTTCTTGAACAGCATCATTCCAGTTATTAATACTTCTATCAAAATCATTGATTTTAATATAATATGTGTCATATACAGAACCTCCTATAACATAGCTTTCAAAATTTTGGTTATATCCAGCCATTCTGTAAAGATGTTTCATATAACCAGCTTGGTAGCTATAATAGTTTTTTTCTAGTTGAGCAATTTCTTCTGAAATTCCAATAGGGTAAGAAGATCTTTGAATAACTGTAGGTGTTGCAACAACATCACAAGCATCCATTACTAGAAAATCAGCAGTTGTAGCAGGGCCTTTATAAATAAAAGCTCTAAACCACATTCTATCAAATTCATAAGGATTGATAGCTACATCACAAGGTTGTCCATATTTATTTAAAGGCTTGGCTGAAATTCTTAAAGTTGTTCCTCCAATATTCTCAAATGTATAAAATTGAGAAAGATGAATGTTGTCTGGATTAGAGCCAGGAACAACAGCATTTAATTTTTCAATTAAAGAATTAATCAAAGCATCTACATCTACTATAGCACATGGGTCTGCTCCACAATCACAACAAGGAGTTTTAACTGTTACAGAACGTGTAAACCCATTAAAATATAATGTATCTAAATATGAACTATGTGCTCTTAATGTAAGAGTGATGTCTTCTCCACATGTTGCTGTGAAATCTGTAATATCTGTAATTTGTGTAGCAGCTGTAGCACAACCAGAAACTTTATACCATTCTATCACATTACTTCTACAAGAAGAACCTCCAGGACATCCTGAAATTTTATTAGATCTTTTACTTGATAAAAGATATTTGTTTTCTCTTCCTTGAGCAATATAGAAATAAGGAGAACTAGATGGTGTTGCTGTTGCAACATAATCTTTGTCATAAATTCCTACTTGACCAGGAGTTAAAATATCAGTAGAACCTATAGCAGGTAATACTGTTTGAGTAGCCGGAACAACATACACTGATGTTAATGAAAAATCTGCCATTTTTTTTATTTTTTTAAATTAATATTATTCATTTGTTTGTATTCTATATTGTGAGCTTTGTACTGCGTTTTGATTTTCTGTGTACATAGCTAAATTTTGTACTGTTAAGTCTAATAATTCATCTTCTAAATAAGATTCTAATTCACAATCTTGATTTATTGATGAATTACCTTCTATGTCTATATATCCTTCTTTATTAATATATTTAGGATAACGAACATACATTAAAAATAGTTTAGTTGGTGTAAAAGTACCGTCTGTAAATATTGATAATTTATCAGAAGATATTGAAACAAATGTTTCTTGGTATTCAAATGAAGGTTTATAATGCTCATTATTTAAAACAAATTGTAAGTCTCCGTGTTTTAATAAATCTCTATTGACCCAAACTTTTCTATCTTTACATCTTCCTTTATTTGCTAATAAATAACAATCTAAATAAAACATATATTTAGGAGTAAGCGTGTTTATATTGACATCCCACTGATTAATATTTTTATCTGTTTCTTCTAAATCTAAAGAATGATCTATGTAATTTTCAACTAAACTTTGTAAATCTTCATATCTTTTTTTAAAAGAATCAAATCCTAAACCACCTACTACACTTATACCATCATATTTTTGTTTTACAAGTTTTATTTGTGCTTCATTTAAAGCTAATATTTTATCTTCTAAAGCAATTGCTTGATGATTATTAGTAGAGAGTTTATTCATTCTCTGATCTATTTTATATAATAAACTATCTACTAATATCATTTTTTATATTTTAAACTGCTGCTATTTTTTTAACTTTTAGTTTGCTTTCTAATGCTAATAAATCTTCTTGATTATCTTCATTTACCAAGAATTTAACTAATTCTTCTTCATCTTTTGCAATCTCTAATTCCCCTTCAAAAATTTTACCATTTGGTTTAACTCTATAAATAGAATGTAAAAGAGCTTGTTTAATTAAATCTTTAATATGTAAAAGATTTTCTTTCATGTCTGCAAATCTATTAAACATATCTACTGTTGATTTTCCTGAAAAAGGGCCTTTTTGAAATTCTTTTTCTTTTAAAAGATTATCAACCATATTGTAAACTTGTTCTTCTTTTGAATTTTCTGTTACAGGGAGTCCTAAAAGTCTTGCAACTTTCTTTTTCTTTTCTGGAGACATTATATCAAATTTAGCGATAGCTTTATTAATTAGTTGTTTCTTTTTAAATAAAATTGTATTTTCTAAATCATCATCTACAACATAAAATTGTGTATCAGCAGGATATTCTCCTCTTTCCCAAGCTTGATATGAACTAGCAATAGAAGGATGGGCTTTTAACCAATAAAATTCTATTTCTTTAAAAGGATTTTTAAAATCAAAAAAGTTGTCTCCGTCTAAAAGCTTTACAGGCTTAACATGCATATTATCATCATTACCTACAGATAGACTATAATTCCAAAATTTAGAACGAGGGCTTAAATCTATATCACCTAATGTTTCTTTTAATCTTTTTAAAGTAAATTCAATTCTTTCTATTTCAATTTGTTTTTCAATAGGGTCTTGAATTCTTTGAATATAAGCAGCATTAACATCTAATCCTGTTCTATATTTTCCATCTAATTCTTTATAAGGAAATCTAAAAGAACCTGTTCCAGGCATTCTAGTCATATTATTGTGTAATAATTCTGTATCTATGGTTTTCATTCCAGAATTACTTACTTCTTTTTTAATCACTGATATTTTACCAATTTTCATAATTGTAAATGTATGTAGTTAATTTTATTTTAAATTACAGCATTTATAATTTTATTTATTATAAATGCTGTATAATTTTATTTTTTTGTTAGAATTGAGGAATTTCTTCAATTAAAACAGTACGAGATAAATCTTCAATGAAAATATCACATCTATCTTCCATCCATAGTTTATATCCAGGGAACATATTAGCAGAATCCATACCTTGAGATTTTGCAAATCCTAAGTGATGTTGTCTTCCATTTACATATCCCCAAGTCATAGAAGGAGCACCTTCAATTCTAACTTCACGAATATTATTTACCATTGACCCATCTGACATTGGACTTACATCAAATATCATAAATACTGGTGTAGATTTTTTATTTTGTCCAAATTCTAAATTAGATTGTGGTAAATCCAATTCTTTAAGATGGCATAATTCAATTCTTCCACTTTCTCTTGATACCATTGCATCAAAAGCAAATCCATAAGTTAAATGATTTTGAGAACTAGAAGTTGTAGCTGAACCAGTATCTGCTCCATTCACATTTGTAAAGAAAGTTAAGCCTGAATTAAGAGCATCTTGTTTTAAAGCTTGTTGAAATACATCAAATCCTGCTTCATTAGTGTACATCTTAACACGTCTATCTTTTACATCTACTCTTCTGTAGAATAAATCTCCAAATACTGAACGCAATAAGTTAGAAGAAAATTCTCCTCTATTATAAGGAACATGATTTCCATTTCTACGCATTCTATGATAAAGACCAGCAGAAACCTTTTTAACTTCTCCTTTACTTCCGCCTGAGTTAACTGTTCCAGGAACATTCCAAATCATTCTTTTTACTTTCAATTCAAGCATTTCTTTTCTCATAAGAAACTCAATAAATGGTTCCCATTTAACATCATTTCTTGTAATAGGTAATTGCCCTCTTCTTTGTGGAGAATAAACAAGAATATCAAGAGCTTGTCCTGAAGAGTCTTTCATTGTAGTTTGATCAGCCCATTTTGTAATTGTATGTTCTTTACCATAAGCAGAACCAAGAGATTCAAACATTGTAATTTTTTCTCCAAGTCTAGCCAATCCACCAAGTTCTTGGTCAAATTCTCCAATTACAACATCAATGATTTCTAATTCAATACCAACTTGTAAGAATTTTCTATCAACAAAATCAACTGTTGGATTATCTGTTACTAATGTAAATGTATAAAGGAATCCTCCTGCATAATTAATTGGATCTTTTACAACATAAAATCTTGGACCATATTGACGAGAACCAACAGAAATTACAGAGTGCATTGAAAACTCATTTGAATCAATTACCATTGAAAATTCTTGACCATCAATACCTGGTTTTAAAAGATCTTGTGTTTGTGTTGGGACATCAATAAATTTTGGAAATTTATAAGGAACTTGAATTTGCCATTTCCAAGAATCACTATTACTATTAATATAGTAAGGAGTGCTTTTATTAATCATATCTAAAAAGTCATTACTATATAATTGACTTTGTGTATATAAACTAATAACTTTTTTATCATAGTCAGCTGGTTCTGATGAGTGAAAAGACTGAAGATGATTAGAGTCTGTTAGTTTTCCTAAGGCTCTTTTATCCATAGAAGATACTCTTCCATACTGAAACCCCGTTAATCCAGGAACTGTTTGTATTGCCATTTTTTTTTATTTTAAAATGTTAATTAATTAATTTATAAAAACCAAGAAGATGCTTTACCATTTTCTTTTTTAATTTGTGAATTTTGTCTGGTTATTTCTGAAAATAACTCATTTGATTTATTTGTTATGCCAGTTTTTTGTATTGTAGATAATGTTGGGTCTTTTTCTAAAAGCTTTAATAATAAAGCCACTTTAACTTTTTGATTATGATTTTCAGGTCTTTTTAAATCTAAAATAGTTTTATCAAAATCTGAAAGAGTTTCACCTGCTGGAGTTTTCCATTTATCTACTAATAAATAATCTTGAAGCTCACTTGCTAATTTTGGATTAACAGGAATACCATCAAAACTTTTTTCTTTTACCTTATCTTGTAATATTGTTTGTACATTATTAATGTACTGATTTCTTTGAACTGTTTTAATTTGTAATTGTTCTTCAGCTTTTCTTTCAATTTCTGCAAGTTTACCAGCTTCTTTCTTTATAAGAACTTTGTGATGTTTTGTTGCAACAGTTTCTAAATCTCCATAATTTTTCAATCTTTCAATTTCTGTTTCAATATCATCTAATTCATATCCTTGGTCTGATAAAGCTTGTTTAACAATTTTTTCTTGATTGTTTTCTTGAGACAAATCAAGATTAGCAAAAGAAACAACTTTATCATAAGTTCCAAAATATTCTTTTGGGTCTGCACCATTTACAAAAATAGCTTGAAAGGCATCTTGATAGTCTTGTCCAAATTGTCCTATAAAATTATTAACAATTTCTGTTGCTCCTTTTTTCTTTTCTGAATTGAATCTTTCAAGAAATTCTTCTGGTGTATTAACTTCTCCAAATTCTTCATCTTCCTGAAATACTCCTAATTTTAATAAATCTTTTGTTAAAGCATTAAATCTAGAAGATTCTATAGATTCGGAATCATCATTATAATTTTCAGAAGTTTTTAAAATTTCTTTAGTTTCTAATTTATTTTCTCCTTCTGGATTATCTTCTAAAAAGCTATTAATTAAATTTTGATTGTTTACATTTTCTGTGGCTTCTTCATCTTTAATTATTGCTTCTTGTTTTTTGGGAGATGACTTTTTAACTTCAAAAGTTTCTGGTGTTGCTTCCTTAATAATTGGTTTAACATCTTCTGGTTTAACTGAAGATTCATTTCCAAATAGATCTCCAAGAACATCTACATTTCCAATAGAAATGTTATCAATAGTATTTTCAATACTAAATGTTGAATCAATAGGTGTACTGTTTTCTGACATAATGTAGTTTATTAGGTGTAAAATTAATTTATATTTATAATACTACCAAATATATTTTAGCATACATTTTAAATAATTTAGATAATATCGCATTTATTGTTTTTATTTTGATTTATTGTTTCTTCCTTTTGCATTTTGTTTTGCAATTTCAAGATCATTTTTCATATTTTCTCGTTGAACTTCTAGTTTTTCTTTTTCAATTTTTAATTTATCAGCAAACTGTTTGTTCTTAGTTTGTATATCTGACATTTTAGAATTATAGTCTTTAGAAGCTTTATCTTGTTCATGTGAAAGCTTACTAATTTCTAAAGCATCTGCTACTCCAGAATTATCATTATCTGCTGTGGCATTTTCATTTCTACCAAGTGCTTGAATAACTGCAATTTCTTTTTTATTAATTCTATCAAGTTCATTTTGATAATTTTCATTAGCAATATCTTCTTGTTTAAATCTTTCAGCTTGTTCTATTTGAGCTTGGGCAGCTTGTTGTTGAGCTTCTAATTGTTGTTGTTGCAATTGTTGAGCTTGTTCTTGTTGTGCAATTTGTTTATCTCTCAAATCTTTAAATGTTTTTTTCATAGCTCTTAATGATTTTGTAGAATATAATTCTATAACATCATATACAGAACCTCCATTTTGTATAATAGCTTGAGAAAGTTGTCTAATTTCATTAAACATTTGTTGATCTTCTGGTCTATTTGTAGGGAACACTTTAATATCTCTAAATCTTAAATCAGAGCCATTCACTTGAACAAAAGCAGATTCTCCTTCTGATGTTATATATGAAATTGTTGATTGTGGTTTTTTAGATTCTACATATAAAGAAGCATCTACTATAGCTTGATAAACTTGTCCTTGTACATATTCATGTGCTATAAACAAAGGTTCTGTTTGAGAATAACTTTGTTGCATAGCTGTATTTGTACCTGTAGCTGTTTCAGAAGCTGAAACATTACCCATTCTTTGTCTTGACATCCCAATTAACTCCCAACATTCAGATTTCATTTGTTGAGCAATTGTATATCTTGATTGCATCTCTTGTGTTCTTGTTAAATCAAGGGCTGTAAATTGATTAAATCCTGAAGGAGCTTTTAAGTTTTCTGGAGAATCATCAACAAATACTACACCTCTATTTCTAGCTTCCATTTCCCACATTTCAATAGCATCTTGAGCATCTCCGTTTTTAGGAATTGGAATGTGTCTTAAAGACATTAATTGAACTCTACCTACTTCTTTTTCTAATAATTTATATAATTGATTAATAGCAACATTATATAAAAATTGAAAAGGTTTCATCAAATCAACTAATGATTTTGTTTCTGTGTTTTTTATATCATGGAGAACACCTATAATAGGACAATAATTTAAAAGAGTGAAAGGTTTTATATGATAAATATCTGGGCCTATTTTAGTTCCTTGATACCACTGATTAACCCAACCCCATTCAAGAGAAATTTGTGTAGGAATAGATTTTGATTTATAATGCTCATCAACAAGAGTTGACTGTTCATTACCCATTTCATCTATATACACTAATTTTCCTATTTTCTTTTTACTAATCCAATAAGCTCTTACAACAACATATTTATAACCAAAAGCAGAAACATTTGATGTCAAACCTAAGAAATCTTGTAATCCATCATTATTCTCTTTCATTTCTGATTCAATCATCATTCTTGTTTGTAGAACAGCTGGATCATATGTATCATATTGAACAGAATCCCATCCAGAAGCCCCTGTTCCTAAATTAGACTCTCTGACATTAATTAATCCATAATCTTGAAGAGAAGAACGTAAATGATCTATTTCATCTTTTGTTAAATCAGGAATTGTTTCTATAATTTCAGAAAGTTCCATTACATGAACTGTTCCTGCTGCATAAGCTCCTTGTGCTTTCCCAAGGACATCTGAAATATATTTTTTATCTGGAGAAATTAAATGCCATTCATTTTTTGGATTTAACACTTCTACATTAAATCCTAATTTTGAATTGTCTTCATATATATGATAAAATTCTCTAGCAGAAATTAATAAATCTCTAAAAGCATCTTCGCTTTTTTCTTTCATATTAAATTCTACTTTCTGGCATGTAAGAACATGGTTAGCCCATTTTTCTGCTATTGATGTATAGGAATCAATTTGGTCTTTAATATCTTCTGCTGTTCTTTGTTCTATTTCTTCTGGATCAACTTGTTCTATATCTTGTCCACTTTCTACAATAGACTGAATAATTTTTTCTCTAGCTTTATTTGTAATAAACTCTGTTAAAATCTTTGTTTTAGCTGATAATTCTTCTGACTTTGAATCATCATCAAAAGCTTTCATTTTATATGTATCAGGTCTTTTTGTTATTTCTCCTACTAATTCATTAATAGGAGTTTGCATTATAGAATAATTTTGAACATATTTTGGAAGAGCTATATTCATTTCTAACATTTCAGAAAATGATTTAACATGTTCTTCTTGATGAAAATCTTGAGCTGTTATAATTCCTTTTAATAAATCATAATTTTTAACAAAGCCTTCTTTATTCTTTATATATTCAGAATAAGCTCTATTAGAAAAATAATCCATTGTATTCTTTATCCAACTTTCATCTTGCTTTTCAGCTTCTGTTTTAAATTGGTCAGGAAAAATATTCAAATAAGCATATCTTATTGTAGCATCTTTTGTATATCTAATTATCATATTAAAATATTTTTTTGTTTGAATTAAATAAAGAATTTCCTAATGAGAATAATCCTTTTGATTTTTTATTTTTTGAATATAATGAAGAAACTCTTTCGTCTTCTTTTTTTCCTACAGCTCCATATAAAGGATCCATTTTCATTGCTAATGCTATTGCTAATTCTGCTGCAATTAACCTATCTGTATTTAAATCATCATTAAATTGAATAACTTCTTCTAAAAGAACAGGATCGAGAATTTTTGAAATACCTTGAATTTCTGTTATTGTATTTCCATCTTTATCTGTTTCTTTATATATTGTTTCTTCCATGTATTTTTTAAAAGCACCATGGAGAAATGTTCTTATTTTCTCTGCTGACCTATGTATTCCATATTCTCTCCTAACTGTTGTGTTAGGAACTATTTCTGTAAGCCATTGTGGTTGTCTTTCTAAATAATGAGCATCTCCTTTACTAATCATATAATCAATAAAAGAAATTTCATCATTCTCACATAATGTTCTAGCATTATAATATTTAATTAACAATCTAGCTTGTTCTTCCCATATTTCTTTTTTATCTGGTCTAGCACAATAACTGGCTACAAACATATCTTGATATTTCTCTCCTGATATTGTATTCATTCTTTTATAAATATACACAGCCCCTAAAGAGCTTGAGTATGAGGACTTTCCCTGTCTATAAGGATCAATTCCTGCAACATATAAACCAAAAGGAGCATTTTCTAAAGGAAACTCATATATCACTACAGGAGCATCTTTTAAATCTGTTTGTTTTAATGGAAAGCTAGAAATAGGAAGCTTGTCTGAAAATTCATGAGAAACTTTTCCTTCTGTATTTGTAAATAATGTTACCGGAGTTCCTGTTCTTTCATTTATTAATAATTTTTGTTGTTGTCTTCTTGCTGCTTCTACATCAAACATATTTTCTTGAGAAGAAAGAAAACATTCTTCTGCTGTTAAAGGAAAATACATTATTTGTTTTAAATATAATGTTCTATCAGGATTTGATTTAAGAGCTTCTCTTTCTGCTAAAATTATTTTAACTGCTTTTTCTTTATTAGCTACATTAATAATTATTTTATCTAATTCTGGTGTAGCGTGAAAAATTTTTTCTTCTTCTCTCAACCAATCTCCTAATTTTTTTCTTTCCTTACAATCTTGTCTATATATTCCAGAAAGGAAAAGTCCTGTTTTTTTACCATCAGGTTGTTCAATAGCTAGAAAATTATGACTATTTGGATTATAGAAAAAAGCTTCTGCATCTTTTCCATTATCAAAAGAACCTCCTGTTCCAATTAACATAGGAATAGCTCTCCAACCATATTTACCTTTAAAAGAAGGTTCAGCAGCTTGAAATGTAGAAGCAAAAGAATATTTTCCTATTTCTTCCATAATAAAAGACTTTGCTGTTGTACCTGCTGCCACTTCTGTATTATGTCCATCTTTAGCATTTCTTAATACTAAATAACTCCAAACATCATCATCCCCATTAGGCTTTTTATAACCTAACTTAACTTGATTACTTCTCCAAGTTTTATCCAATCTAGGAATATTAACACCTTCCCATAAATTCTTTAATCCACAATCAACTTTATCTTTTAATAAAGATAAATCATTATCTCCTCCACATATAATTACATTCTGAGCATTCTTGAAAAGAATAGCATTCATTCCATAAAAAGAAGCAATAGTATCTGATTTTGCACCTTGTCTGGCTCCAATTTCTATATAACCTTTTTTCTCTATTCTACATTTTTCTAAATGTTCAGCTCTTAACCATTCATTATCTCTTAATTCAGGGAGAGAAACTTCTCTCACTTCATTCCCATGAGCATCTAATGTATCAAGTCTTATTTGCCAATGATTCATGTGCCAATATAACCAACCAGAAATAAAAACATCATCAATAGTTACACCACCTGTACATCTTTCAATCTCCACATCTATTAAATCATTAAACTCCTGTGTATCTACAGGAGGTAAAACTTTTCTGTTTTTAAAAAAATCTGTTGCTTTTATTTTCATAATTATTTCATTCTATGAGGAACTGAGGCAGACCCTCTTGCTTCTTTTTTTACTTCTTCTTTTTCTCTAAGTCTATCCACCACTTCAAGAAGCTGTAAATATTTTGTTAGCGTATCTTGAACACATTTAATTTGTGACTCTGCTGTAGCTGTTACCACCCAAGTTTGTCCACCTTTAGGCATTTCCTTCACTCCCCATCTATCTTTTATTTCTGGAATAGGATTGGCTTCTATATATTCTCTCCATTGTTGAAGAGATGTTTCCGCAAATTCAAGTTCTGCTGAAATATAATTATTTACTTTCTTAATAGCCATAAACCTTTAATTTAATTTTTAAAAAATTTTTTATAATTTTAAATTTAAATAGCAAAATATTATATTCAATATAATATTTTATATAACTGAATAAGGATAATTTTTTCTTATTCTTTAAAATAAGAATTAAATTATTATAAATCCATATTGAAGATGTTGTTTTATTTAATTTAATAAATAAATTATCATCAGTATTATTAAGAAACAGATCAACATCCATGTTACCTATTTTAGAAAAATTTTCATCTACTTGTATTTTATTCATATCAATTTATTTATTAAATCTTCTGTTAAAGGAAGAGGTGTTGGTTTTTGAATAGAAGAATTTAAACATGGTCTAAAATATATTTCATCTTGAACATCATTTACAACTATTTGTATATCTGTAAATTCATATCCAAATTTTCTTAATAGATTTAAAGAAGCTTCTAAACTTTCTATATTTATATTAAAAGCTGTTAATGTTTTTATGTTATTTTTCATTTATTTAAGAATTTTAGCTTCCCATTTTAAAGGAATTTTATCTTCATGTGTTAAATTATAATTTTCTGCCCCACAATTAGAAAGAAGAGAAGCTGTCTTTAATTTTATATTACAAGAACAAAGAGAACAATGTTCATCGTTTCTTGAAGAAAAATAAGACTTCTGAAAGAGAGAAAAATATTCCTCTGATGTTTGGGCTACTGTGGAAGAAAAAGGACAACTATGACACACTAAACGTCTTGAAAGAATTATATTTTTATCATCTTCTGAGAGCATATTATATTCATTTTTAATTTCATTCTTTATTCCTTCTACCACCTTATCTAAATTAAATAAACCTTTTGTAACTAAATCTACATATTCTTTCATATTATTCATATTTAATTTTTTAAAATTTTTCTAATCTTGTTGTAAGCATACTCACTATTTCTTTAAATCTTTCATTTCTTACAATAATCCCATTAATAACTTTATTTGTTAAATTCTCTTTTTCTATTTTCTTATTAAGAAGATTTAGTTGTGTTGTATATTTTTTTAATCCATTACGAGCTGTCTTTTCTTTAAACAAAAAACAACCTAAACCAGAAATTTCAATAGAATTATTTGTCAACATTGCTTCCTTTGCTTTTGAAAAACTATCTTCAATAACCTTAGAAACAATTCTCTCTTCTGTTTCTAACTCTAAAGAAATTTTATTTATAATTTCATTCTTTATATTTTTCATATATTATTCTTTATATTAATTAATAAATATAAATCTAAGTTAAAATCCAAATTAATAATTTTTACAACTTTAATAACATTCTTCTCTTTAACTAACAATCCTTTTTTCTTTAAAAAAGAAATATTATTATTTAATGTAAATGCTGTTCCTCCAAAAGTTTTATAAAATTCATTCTTATTATCATTTAAAGCAATATTTCCTTTAATAGCTGTATAGGAAACCACTTCTAATTCTTTCTTTGTTAAATTCAAATCATTAATAACAGAAAGAATAGAAAAATATTTATAAGCTCTCTCATAAGGAGATTTAACAGTCTTTTTTATTTTTTGTATTAAACTCATTATACATTCAATATTTAGTTGTGCCAAAGATAATGAAAAATATTATATATAATAAAAAAATTTTTTTCTTTTTTTTTCTAATGTCTTATAATAATTTTTTAAAAAATTTTTTTTTGAATTTTGAATTTTTGAATTTTGAAATGTGAAATAGGTGTGAGACTACCCCGCATTCTCATCCCTTTCTAAGTTTTGAGTGGTTGGGGTAGTCCCCATTTGATAAAACACTCGTAATCCATTAAATGTATATATTATGGAATTTTTATTTAAAACAAAAGAGAATGTTAGTACAAAGGTTGCAGCCGAAACTGTTAAAGCTTCTGTAGCTTTTAAAGGTTGTAAAGCTTACATTGCTAAAGATCGTGGAGAAGGAAGAAGAGCATCTGTTGTCTTTACTAATGCTGCTGATGAAATTGTTATTGTTTCAACATCTGAGGAAGTTACGCCTCTTGTTAGAAGTGGACAAGTAACTTTAGAGAATTTGTTAGCTCTTGATGTTATTCAAGGTGCTAATGGAGGCTACTTCTTTTGTAGACCATCTAATGATCTTACTAAGGCTGTCACTGTTTCTAACACAACAGCTAAGCCTTTGAGTGTTGAAGCTTGGGAAGCATTCGCTGCATTGTAATTAATAATAGAGCCTCTTAATTGAGGCTCTTTAATTAAATAATAATAGACTAAAAATTGTCAGAGTTTAGGCTGAACATAGGTAAATGTCCTTGTCTATTATTATTTTAACAAACCATAATCACGCAGTGAATATTGATTATGGTTACAAGAAAGGTTGAAGTAGTTGATTTGATCACAACTATGGATACTAAATCTAGGCATGTACCTAGTTATACTAAATGTAATTAATTTAGTGAATTAACATTTAAACTCAATCTAATTAATT